GAAGCAATATCATTACCAAGGGTAATAGTACCACCATCAGCAACATTTAATTTCCATTCATCTCCTGCATCATCACCTTCATCAGCCATTAAAGTAATAGCTAGTCCGGCACCTTCAGTTGCTGCAATTTTTAAAGAGTCAGTTGTTGTTTCATCATATCCTACAAGAACATTTTGGTCTGAGCCAAATTGAATGTATTTGTCATCGGCTATATAAAAATCACCCCATTCTAAAGAGGTTGTTCCAATATCTGCTCCTCCTGAAGCATCCGGTACGAGTGAAGTTTCTGCTGTAAATGTGTTAGTTCGTATTCCAGAAGTACCATTATCAATTGCTCCAAAACCTGAAGTTATTGAGCCTGAGTCCAATGCTCCGGTTGTAACTATATTACCACCTCCAACATTATGACTTGCAAAATAAGTTGATACTGTATCAACATTGGTCATACGCATTGTACCATCATCATTGATGAGTATACCATCACCACTTGCTACAGCAGTTGTGCCACGAGAAGTACCGCCATCTATTAAGTTTAATTCAGTAGTAGTTACAGTAGCACCATCAAGAATTTCCAATTCTGTTTCTGATATTCCCGCACTGCCTATTGTTACAGTTCCTGCGAATGTTACATTGGCACCACTGAATGTCATAGCAGTAGTTGGAGTTGAACCTGATTTAATTATAAGCTCTCCGCCAGATTGCGTTAAGCTACCATAAACTGTTCCGTCATCTTTTAGTGTTACATCGGCACCTCCTGCATCAAGAACAATGTCTCCTGCGGAATCCAATGTTACTGTTGTACCATCTGCTTCAAATGTTCCATCAGCAGTTATAGTTATATTCGCTGCTGCTGCTGCTGCATCTGTTGTTACTATACTTAATGTACCATTTGTTCCGGCAGTTAATACTGCTGTATCACTACTTGAACCTGTCATGGTTACAACTTTGCCGTCTATGGCAACGTCATCTACAGTGAGAGCCGTTAAAGTTCCAAGACTTGTTATATTTGATTGTGCGGCTCCTGTAACTGTAGCTGCAGTACCAGAAGCATTTCCTGTTAAAGCACCTACAAAAGCAGTAGATGTAATTGAAGTTGCTCCTGTGACTACCCCTGCATCTATACTAATTGTACCATCTAATAAAATTGCTGAACCAGAAGCAGGTTCAATATTTATTGCTGCTCCTGAATCTAAAGTTAATACACCTGCTGAATCAATATCTACTGTACCATCAGCCGTTATCTGAATATTGGCTGCTGCTGCTGCCGCATCGGTTGTAGTTATATCTAATGTACCATTTGTTCCTGCTGTTAATACAACCGTATCACTGGCTGAACCAGTCATAGTTACAACCTTGCCATTTATGGCAACATCGTCTACAGTTAAAGCTGTTAAAGTTCCTAATGAAGTTATATTTGTTTGTGCTGCTGTAGATAAAGTACCTGCAAAAGCACTAGTTGCCGTAATTGTTGTTCCTTGTACAGCACCTGTTGAAGTAATAGCACCAGAGCCAACCGTTCCCGCTAAAGTTACATTCGCACCACTAAAGGTTGCCGCAGTAGTTGTTCCTGATTTAATTATAAGATTACCAGATGAATTATCTAAACTTCCAAAAGTTGTTCCGGCATCTTTTAAGAATATTGTATCACCGGCAGCATCAAGTATAATATCACCAGATGAATCCAGTGTAATATCTGTTCCGTCATTTGTAATTGTATCTAGGGCAATGCTTCCAATATTTGTAATATTGGCATCACTCATATCAAAACTTCCCGTTACATCTAAATCTCCACCTATGGATAAGTTTCCTGCAACTGTTGCATTAGCACCACTAAAAGTTACTGCTGTAGTCGGAGTAGAACCAGATTTAATTAATAGTTCTCCTCCTGATTGTGTTAAGCTACCAAAAGTCGTTCCATCATCCTTCAATGTTACATCAGCACCGCCTACATCCAAAATGATATCTGCCGCAGCATCCACTGTTACATTATTGGATGTTGCAATAGTTAGATTTGTACCATCACCTTCAATCTTTTCACCATCATCACCGAATGTTACTCCAACTCCAGAAGGTATATTTACATCCGAAGTTGCCGTTAAATTAATATCAGCACCTGATGTTACTGTTAAATCTGTACTATTTCCTTCAATCTTTTCGCCTGTACCAAATGTTATTCCAACATCGGCAGGTATTACAACATCAGCCGTAGCTGTAAGTTTAATATTGTTTCCTGTAATGGTTAAATCTGTTCCGTCACCTTCTATTTTTTCCCCATCATTACCAAAGGTCATTCCAATATTGGCAGGAATGTTTATATCAGCACCAGAAGTTAAGTATAAATCTGTTCCGTCACCATAAATATATTCTCCACCTTCATCGTTAAAGTATAATCGTTTAGTACTATCTACAACTATATCATCAGCAAATTTAAAGTGGTCTTCATCTTCCATCCAATACATAACACCATCGGATGTTTCACCATCAAATGTTACTGTAATATCTGTTCCTGCAGTACCTGCACCAAATGTAAGTGTATTTCCAAGTAATTTGGTTACTGGCCCGCCTTCTGCGGTAGTTCCATCATGTGTGTGTCCTGTAGTAACGGCAAGTGCTGCTACTAATTGGTCAAACTCATCATTTAAATCTGATGCCTCAATGACACCGCCATCAACGATGCCGGCAGAACTTTGTCTTGTATAAGTTGCACCCATTTATCTTCTTCCTCCCGGTGTAAATTCAAATTCAAATCCTTTTAAAGCCCACGGAATATTACTACTTGTATCCGTTAATTTTAATGCTACGGCAAAACCCGAACCTTCTATTGTTTGTCTTGTAATTGGTAAATCTCCTTGTCCATAAGCTGCTGCTCCAAATAATCCTGTTCCATAAATTGCTCCACTTCCTGATGTTGAAAGTGTTACTAAGTCTGGTTGTGGTGTTTCTATATCATCATAATTATATTTAATATACATATTGGCACTAACAGCACCTTCCGGTTTCCAGTTTAAATTAACTCGTTGCATATTTTTTCTAACTCCGGGGTCACCCATAGTTAAATCCGGAGAACGATAAGTTGAATCTATATTAGAAGTTGTACTTGCTCTAGTCCAAACATTACCACTATCTTGTTTGTAAATATATCCATCATATCCACCATGTACTGTTGTTTCTATATTATTAATATAATCAGAATCACAACAAGAAATTTTTAATCCTTTTACATCAGCATATTCAAATCCCATCTGTTGTGTATTGGGATTTTGCTTTATGACAGCTATTAAACCTTTTTGTGAACCTTCTAATCCTGCACTTACAGGATAGAATAAACGATATTGTGATTTACCTCTAATAACTAGTGATGTTACATTATCATAAGTGATATCATTTATTCTATCTTGTACTTGTTTTGATACAGTACCTAATTCTACGTCACCAATTCTAGCTGTACCTGCAATTGTTCGTATACCATCTGCCGCTAAAAATATAATATCCCCACCTAATTCCTGTATAGAATGATGAGCTATTGTACCAACATTTTTTGCAACCTCGGCTAATGCAAAATTACTTGAACTTGTTCCTGTAATTTTATAAATTCGTCTTTGGCAAAATACAAATAATTCATCACGAAAGACTTTTAATCCTGTAACTATATCACCAACTTTAATACTACCGGCACCTGTATCAAAATCATCTTCTGTAAATGGCCCAGAAAATATAATACTATGTGTTGCATTAGACATTCCGGCGTAGAACATATGATTATTAAAAGACTTTACATACTTAGGTTCTGTTGGTGCTGTTCCACCTCCGGTAGCATTTATAATATCTTCTGTATAGCTAGTATTTAAAGTAAAAGCTGCCGCAGCCCCCGTAGCAATTATAATTTTACTTGTACCATCATAATTAAATTTATCAAAATCATAAGTATATGTGGTACCCTTACTTGTAGCTCGTGAAGTCCAAGAACCACTTGTTGTACCACTATAAACTGTACCTCCTCGACCTGCTATAATAATATCATTAAAAATAGCAGACATTAAAACACGTTCACTAGATGCG